AAGCGTTGCCGGCATTCGTCGCCACCGTGACAAAGGCCTCATCGTTTGGCGTGGCAGGGTCGATCCCTAGCCAGTCGAGTACGTCCTGGTCACTTGCCCAAGTGCATACCGGCGTAAACGTAAGCGTGCCCTGGGGAATGACGGCATCCCGGGCGACGTCGGCAGCGTCCGAGTAATACAGGAGCTGGTTCGGAAGGATGATCTCAGGGTCGAAAAGCCAGTCGCCTTCGTCATTCACACCTAGGTACAGATACGTCGGCACTGCCTGCACGACGAACGTGCCATTGAATCCGGATACGTCGGTGACGACGACCACCTGCCCCGTGCCAATCTCAGTCACTTCCAGCGTCTGAATGACGGCATAGTCATCTATGCGCTGCGCGTGAGTAATCGAGTATTCGGACATGGGGCAGGTGGCCTAGAACGGTCTACGAAGCGATGACAAACTTGGAGCTATCCAGCATGAGCGTGCTGAAGTAGCCACGGAAGGCAATGGTGCGCGAGAGCGTCGAGGGCACGTCCACCGAAATGGCACCCTTCTGCTGCTCGTAGCACTCAAAGCCGGAAGCGTCGCCAATGATTGTGGTTGAGGCCGCAAAGTTGCGATCGACCACGACGCGAAGGCCAAAGGCCATACCCATGTCCGACGTTACGGCGAGGTCGCCGTAGGCATTCATGGGGCCGATGTTCGGGAAAAGCGGGCGCTTCGAGGTGTCCGACAGACCGAGCAGGTTTCCCCAGCGGTCGGGGCTCACGAAAAGGTGAGTAGGCAGGTTGCCGTTCGACGCGCTAAGGATTACCTGGGCAGACGTAGAAACCCAGAGTGCCCACGCGGCCGGGTCGGTGATCGATCCGACGAATGCTTCGTCAGTAGTCGCACCGGCCACAAGCGCATCGGCTGCCACGTTGTCGGTCTGGTTTGCGTAAATGCGGCCCATGTCGTCGAGCAGCAGGCCGATAACCTCAGGCGTGGTGAAGTCGATAGCCTGCTCAGAGAGCGTGACATATCCGCCGTAAGTGGCCTTGGTTACCTGAAGGTCGTCCACGACGAACGTGCCATCGTCGAGCGCGCTGTTTTCGGTGGACTGCACACCGATGGTGGTGTGGGTCGTGACCTTCGGGCGGATGAACACCTTGCCGCCGCCTGGCATAGCGCGGGCACCGATAGCGTCCACGACCGGGCGGTTGCCGATGAAGTTGTTGTACACCGGCTGCACAATCGGCATCGGCAGGATGCCGGGGAGGTCGGTGTTAATCACGTCGGGAGCTGCGGCCTGAATGCCTGCCTGCATGGCGTCAAACTTCGTGCCACCGGTCAGGAATGCGCTGATGTATTCGGCCGGCGAAGGCATGATAAACGGCCGCTTTGCCTCTGCGTAGATAATCGGGTTAGTGGGAATGGTGGCCTCTGCCGCAATGGGCTCAGCCGTTACGGCGTCGGACATTTCCTGCTCCTCTGTATCTGGGTCTGGGTCAGGGTCGGCCGCAGTCGCGGCCACCTGGGTGATTACTGCATCCTCATACGCGGGGACCGCTACCAGTGAAAGTTCCACCAGTTTGGCCTCCGTGACTGTCATGACCCCATCGGGGTCGGTCGAAAAGGTGATGGGCTGCGCGCCGACGCTCACGGAATCGTAGGCACCGGACTGGAGCAGGGCCACGGCGTCACGACTCGCGCGCGTGTCGGCCAGCGTGGCTTCGAATTCAAGGCCCTGCGGGGAATCGGTGAGGGTACTCACGACGCCACGAAGCTGGGTCATGTCGTGGTTCTCGATGAGCTTTGCGGCCTTCTGGGTAACGTCGAACGCGCCCCTGGCGAATTGCACAGAGGTCCCGTCAGACACCGTGGCGACTACATCCCACGGCACTGCTAGCCCGCTGATGCGGGCGGGCTGCGTAGCGTCCCCGGCCTGCGCGGTGATAAGCGTTGCGTCTGCATCAAAGCGGATCAAAGTTCTACCTCTTCGTTTTCCATGATCGAACCATCCGGCATGACATGCGTGTCCATCTCGCCGATGTATGTCTCTGTGTCGAATTCAACATGGCGACCTCGGGGCAGTACGTCGTCCATTGACAGACGTTCCGCGATGGCGTGGAGCAGGGGCCGTGCACCGAATTCGATGAGGTCCTGCCGGGACTGCTGCGCGTTGGCATAAGTCATGCCGGACTGGTCCACGGCGAGCAGGTAGGCGGGAATGTCCATCAAGCGCGAAATGTCCTTTGCCGAATACTCGCGCCCTTCGACTAGCTGCAGCTTCGACGGGTCGCTGTCGAATTCCGTAAAGGTGATCCCCTCAGACAATGCGCCAATGGCATTCTCACGGCGGGACGATGACCACGACGCGGCGAGCTCGCCCAGCTCCTCAGACGACATAGGCTCGCCACCGGTCTGCTGAAGGTAGCCCGCTGCGATCTCATTAGAGGCGAACCGTTCCGCCGCTTGGTCAAGTCGGATGGCACACTGCACCGCTCGCCGGCCGGTGTAGACAATGCCTTGTGACCCCGAGAGGAAACACACCACGTCGCGGTTATTTAACATGACCCCGTTAAACATGACTTCGCCCGGGGTGCCGAACCACTGCGGGCCAACGTTGTTCGGGGTCTCAATGTTTGCGGCCGGGAGCCATTGAAAGGTCGCCGGGAATCCGTTTGCATAGCGCGAGGTGACGACCCAGAACGCGCGGCCTTGCATGATGAGGTCGCGGCACGTTACCGAGAGGGTGAAGTTACGAGCCTCAGTCGGGTTTGGCCTGGTCATCCACGATTCGCCCTCGACGTAAAGCTTCTCATAACGCTGCCCGGTCCATTGCAGCGTATAGCTGCGAAGGTCGAGCGTACTCACGACAGTGGAGAGCAGGCTAATAGCCCGGGTGACTGACGGCACCGACATAGCGGCCGTTTCGGCTGCGCCTGTCTGGAAGCCAATAAAGTTCTGTGCCCGCTGCGGCGCGCCTGCGGCGGCGGCAATGGGAGCGGTGCCCATCGCGGGTATGGCCTTCACCTTCGGGCGGAATAGGTCCATACCATAAGCATCCCTTATACGTCGGCGAAATGCAAGGGTACGCGGCGAGAGGCCAAGGGAATGAAACCCCCCGCCGCGCGCTTATACGTTAGCGGCCGGCGAATGCTATCTGGGGCTTTTTGCGCGTCACGGGCTTAGCAATGATTGACGCGGCCCACACCATGCAACGCGCCATAGTGATCGGGCCCGGGGACCTTTGACTGACAATGGCATACCCGTTGCGCGTTTCGACACCGACCGCACGGCCTACATGCTCGCGCAACATTTCCTCGCCGGTGTGTACTAAGCGGCCCTCGTTAATAAGGCTCCGCACGGTGGAGGTATGTGTCTGAATCTCGCCGTACCCCACTTGCACTTTCTTACGCGCGAGCGATACCGGGGCAATGTCGAACATATTGGGCGGCATGGCAACGCTTACACACCCGGCCGCCTCATGTTCGACCTGCTCCCAGCACGCCGCGAGGGAATCGGCGACGAAGGCAACCGTGACGCCAATACGCCCATCCTCCAGCTCGACCGCGCGCACGCCGGAGTACAAGGCCTCATCTATTGACGAATCTATTGCCAGCACGCCACCGGCCGGAATGTCGGGAACCTCTAGGGCGTCAAACACCCCGGGCCCGAGCCAGCTATTAACGGTGGTCACCCAGACGTTAAGCGATGCGCGAAGAAATGCGCCTTTGTCAATCTGCTCAGATTCGTCGGCCAGTACGGCAGGGTCCAGCGTGTAACCGATTGCCGGATTCGCCATGGGCCAAAGGTCGGGGCGCGCCATGTAGTCGACACCTGGGGGACACGACCACTCGGCCATAAATAGCTTCGTACGCTTGCCCTCGTCAATTGCGCGGATGCCTTCCTCGCGCATCTGGGTCATGGCGTCCGATTCCTCCGTGCCCGCCGTTGACCAGCACGACAGGAGCGGCGACCGCATAACGCGCTGGGATGGAATCGCGCCGTTTAGTAGAACCTCCCGGCTGATGTTCCAGATCTCATCGGCGAATATGTAATGAGGACTGAAGCCGTGGAAGTTGGCAGGCGTTGCGGCCTGCACTAGCCACCGGCTACCACCGGGCATGATGATCTCGCTGCGGCCGTAGGAATGTTTGGCCTTTGCGCCCCACTCTTTGACGATGATGGGGGCCAGTGATTCGAATATCTCAGTGGCGAGATCCAGTTTATGCGCGGTGGAGATAACTAGCACCGGCTCGCCCCGGCGTTCGGGCTCGCGCGTCAGTGCCCATAGGATCATCGCCCGTAGCGCGACGGTCTTTCCATTCTGGCGGGCAACCGATACAAGGGAGCGCCGGTATTCGAGGTCGCCCTGGTCGTCGTGCTGAAGCTGCCCGTCGACGGCCAACCGCTGCCACGGCATAAGCGTGATGCCTAGGTATTTCTCGGCAATGACCGCGACCTCGTGGCCGTAAGTAGCCGATGACGGTAACCCAGATATCAGGCGCGGCGGTATCTCACGCGGTCCCGATGGATCGCCCACCGCTGCTGCGGATTCTGGTAAATCGCCCTGAGCAGGGCTTCCTTGGGATACATAGCTTGA